CCGTCTTTACAACTCTTATTTAAAACCCTGCAGTCTGAGATTGTAGATAATCATAATAAGATTATGAAGAATAGAGCTGATATTGATGCATTGGACAAACGCATCATGGTCCTAGAAAACAGCGACCCTTTTGCTAACCTTTGGTTAACTGGTCAGCAAGGTCAAGTTGTTAAAATTGATAAAAAAGAAAAGAGATTATATCCTCATGATGAGTGGTTATCTCTCAGAGTAGTAGATAGTCCTCAAGATTTAGAAAAGATGAAGAAAACTAAACCAGATCTAATTGGAACTATTAGAGATACTTGGGTTGGATATGCTCATTATAATACAAAAGCTGTTGAGGTTCTAGATAATGCTCATTTTGACCCTAGCTTGCAAGAGGGTCAAAATCTAGGAGGTATTCCTTATACAGACTATACTACAAGAAATGTAGGTTGGACTGTTAATAATAAAGGCGAAATCTCTTGTAACTCTAAATCTGTTGTAGTAAGTGGCTTTATGGATCCTAAGCTAATTTATTATAACTATGCATTAGAGTATGCTATTACTATAGATAACAACTCTGGTATGGTTGGTATCTTATTGGGATATAATGTGGATGATAATGGTGTACAACACACCTTATCGTTTGTAAGAGGGCCTAGAAATAATACTACTAATAATGAAATATCTTTTGCTGTAGTATATGATCTAGGAAATTCTACTCAAGAAATTCTATCAGATCATACTTTGGAACTTATCGATCCAGATGTAACCAATCCTGATACTAAATTATATGCTAATATCAGAATTGAGAAGAATAATACTCTATTCAAACTTCAATCTACTTTATTTGATCCTAAGAAAGATAACTTAGGAGCTTATAAGAAAGAGACTTTTAATAATCTAACAAAAATGATTAATAACCCAGCTCCTGTTGGGGTCATTGTTAGAAATGCAAGAGCTACTTTCAATTTATTATCTCAAAAAGGTATCCTAGATAGTGATGATATTTATGATCTAAGTACAAGAAAACATTATACTTACGATTATAATACTTCTCAATGGAAAGAGGATGGAACAATTTCTCAATATTTATCTAATCGTATCTTTGTTTATAATAAAGCTACTAGAAAATTCTTCTTCCACAATTATCCAGGAAAATATACTGAGATGGATCTATTCCAATCTAGTATTTATGAAACTGCTGAAGATGGTCAAGTTATTAAATTAAACAAGACTACTGGCAAAGCATATCCTGATAATGAGTTCCATGTTTTATGTGGATACTTATTAGATGCTGATAGAAGATATATTCAGGATAATATGGTTAATGGAAAATTCCCTAAAGAACCACTATATGATTTCCCAGCTGGTAAGATTTTAGAATATATTAGTGGGAGTTGGCAAATAACTGGTAATATCAAAGATAAGCTTGCTCCTAGAACATTGGTATATAATAAGATCCTTAAAAAACTATTCTTCTATAAAGAAGATGGTACTAATGGGAATAATGTTACTTATATAGAATATTAATGGAGGTTAAACCATTGGCAGGTATAACAACATATAAAGAAATTTATGATGCGGCTAAAAGAGCCAAAGCTGATTTATGGGATCTAGCAGAAAGTAGAGGTAGAGATGTAAAACTTTACTTACACTGGACTGCTGGTGATTATTATACAAATTATAGAGATTACAATATCTCTATTAATGCAGAAGGTGGATTGTATTTATCCGATGATGATCTATCTGATGTATTAGATCATACTTACTATAGAAACTCTGGTGCTATTGGGATTACAATGAACTGTGCTGCTCATGCAACACCAGAAGATCTTGGTTCTTACCCACCTACTAAGAAACAAATTGATGGTATGGCTAAAGTAGTATGTGTATTAGCAGATGCTTTAGATCTTACTATTGATAAACAACATGTTCTTACTCATGGCGAAGCAGCAGATAATGAAGATGGTTTAGATCTTTATTATGGAGACTATACTGGTTATGAAAATAATACATACGGTCCAAAATCTAATGTAGATAGATGGGATTTGGAATTCTTAGGAACTGCAGAATCTCCTATCTATAATCCATATGATGAAACTGGTCATCGTGGTGGTGATATTATCCGTGGTAAAGCAAACTACTTTAGAGCTCATAACTTTACAAAATCTGTAATTGATGGTAAAGAAATGGCATCTGATGAAGTAGGTCCTAATGGTAGACCTTATGCTAAGAATGATATCAATTACTTAGTAAAGGTTGGATATACTAAAGAAGCTGCTATCAATTTATTAAGCACAGTTGATAAATATACTAAACCATACGATGAATCTATGGTAGCTCCTAATGGTATGGATTATGAAAAGAATGATATCGATTATCTAATGAATAATGGATATACAAAAGAAGCTGATCACCTTATCCTATATTGATGATACAAACAAGACTCCTACTTTAGTAGATATGGGTTCTTGGTTTAGTAAGAATATTAAAGATATCAAAAATATCTCTACTCTAGATAAACTCCCTGAAGATAAAAGAAAGATCTTTGATAATACTATTTATGCATCTAATGTAAGTTCTTTATTCAGTGATTGCAAGTTATTTACTAATCAAACAGTTAATGATGTAATTTCTAAGATCAATATTGACTATATTAATCCTAATGGGTTGGTATGGTTATTCTCTGGATTAGAAGTTATTAGTAAATTGAACTTAGGTATTTGGGATTTTTCCAAATCTGAAGTTTCTAATATGAAAAATATGTTCCAAGGTTGTAAAGGTCTTAAAGAACTTAAAGGTATTAAAAACTTAGTAAATACTAAAGTAACCAATACAAGCTCTATGTTTGAAGACTGTGCTTCTTTAGAAGAAATTGATATCTCCGATTGGGATACTAGTAATGTGGAAGATTTTTCAAGAATGTTCTTAGGATGCTATAATCTTAAAAAGATTACTGGTGTTATTGATATGAAATCTTGTAAACAATATGCTGGTATGTTTGGTATTAACCAAGGAACTGGATGTAAGAATCTTAGTGGGTTAAAAATTAAAAATCCTCCTAATGGATTCTTCTTATCTGGTTTGGATAAAACTCAATACGAAGTTATCTAAAAATAAAATAGAACAAGCACTTTTATAGTGCTTGTTTCTTTTTATAGAAAGGAATAAATAATGAGTTTTAAATTTGACTTACAAACATTTGCTTATACAAATGATGGTAATAAATATAAATTCATAGATGATGAATCTATGGTTATCAGTGCTGATATTGGTATGAGACCATATTTTTATATGGCATGGATGTTAGAAAACATTGAAGATCTTGGTACTATTAATAGTATGAGCGAATCAACTTCTGCTAAAAAAGATTATTGGAATAAAGATAGAAAAGTCTCTCAACTAACAGCTGTATTTAGTACTTTTATAGATTATTATGTATCAAATACATATAAACACGGTTTACCAAAAAAATATGAAGATTTAAATAAAAAGTGTCCTGATAAGAAGTTTGTTGATATAGCTTATATGAATAATGCTATATCTCATATGAAAATTCAAGAAGGTGCAGATTTACTAGGAGCTTTTTGTGCATTGGGACTTATTAAAAATAATAGCTACGATAGCGAATTAGCTACTGTTGATGAATTAGATATAACCACTTTAGAATTAGAAAAAGCTGATAATATAACTTGTTTATTAGCCGATGCTCTTGTAAATGTAAATGCTACTGGTATAAAATTAAATCCTAAGCTTAAAACCTTGGACGGTGTCTTTTCTACAAAAAATGGATATGTTAAAGGTATATTGGATATAGACTATTCTAATATAGAAGAGTCAAATGGATTTTTACCAGGCTATTTTTATAAAAATGAAAATTTAAAAGCAATATTAGGAGATACTAATAAAGTTATTAAGTTTTCTAAACCTCCAAAGAAAATAAAAGATTTGGGAATCTTTATATCTGCAAATCCTGCCAATACTGATTATCTTAATGAGGATCCTGAATATGTACTAGATTTGTCTAATTGGGATCTCAGTCATCTAAACAATCCAAAGGATTCATCAGTTACATTATTTAGCAATATTTATTGTAAAGAAGTTATATTCCCAGAAGGATTTGTTCTTACTCCAGAATATTCTGTATCTGGTTTGATTAGTAGTGTTATGTGTGTAAAGAAGATAAGAAATTTATCAATTGATTTTTCTAAGATTAATGAGAAATTAAATACTGATGAGGCTTCTAATGTGTTTTACAATATCAATAGTATGCTTACTATATATGATAAAGAATGGCAAACTGCACATTTAGATCCAGATTGTAAAATCAAATTTATTAATTTTAATGAAACCAAATTTTATCAAATGTATAAAGCTCCAAATAATGGTTATGATGGAGAGGAGTATACACTAGATACTTTTTATACAGATTTTATTGGTATTCCTAAAGAGAATATTGAATTTGTTAATAAAATATAAGAAAGGAGGATAATATGTTTAAATTTGATTTGCAACTATTTGCAAAGGTTGATAACCCATATTTACTCAAAGGCAGTGAATTAGATTATAAAGATGCTCCAAAATATACAGCATTTGCTAAACAGCCACTATTGCCAGAAAGTGCTAGTAAATTTGATCCAGATCGCAATAAAATGGTAATAGATTATACTAAATATGAAGACCTATCATACTGGTTCAAAAACAATATTCCAGATATAAATAGTATAGATTCATTGTATGACTCTGTTTCTGAAAAAAAGAGTCATTTCGATTCTAAAACAGTAATCTCTTATATAGTAAATAATTTATTTTCTGGTATTGATTTTACTAATATGGATGAAATAAATAAAATATTTTCAAAAATATTTTTAATAGATACATCAACATATTCCCCAATAAGAATGGATTATATTTATAGCGGAATAAATTTATTTAAAACATCAAATGATAAATACAAAGTATCATATCCAAATGAATTTACTTTAAAACCTAAATTATTAAATGGATATATTATCAACAACTTTCAATATAGGTTTAATTATAATATTTATGACAATAATGGCTGGAAGGCTCAATCATTATTCGGAGAAGCATTCGTTAAAACATTAGATATTAGTGAATTTAATCTTTCACCAAAATCAGATGGTCCAAATCAATACAATAACAGTACCCCAAGCAATTGGATAGTAGGAATGTTTAAAGACTGTATCGCCCAAAAAATTGTAGGTCTTGATAAATTCCCATTTGAGAAATTTAGAAATTGCGCACATTATATGTTTGCAGGAGCTTTCAATCTAGATAAATATATAGATAAAATAGAAGATGAAGATACTAAAAAGAAATTAAAAAGAGCATACTATAATAATATTGGAGCAATTAAGAATTTTGAATCATATATTAATTCATCAGACTCGAATATCGAACCAGATCTAGATAATATTATATTTGAATATTGGGTAAAGCCTCTTAAACTTAAAAGCATAGGTATTTCAGATCCTAAAAAAATAACATTTACTTCTAGCAATAATAATAAAATCATAGGAACATTTGAAGATGCTTATATCTGCTCTATAGATTTAACTGAAATTGATTTACAAAATTTTGAATATTTGGTAGATATATTCAAAGGGACTTCAACAGATTCTATTAGATTTAAAACTATTGGATCTAGAAAACCTAACAGTGAACATATGCCAAATTTCTCTAATCTATTCAATGTTTCTAAGTCTGGCCCTTTTAAACTAAGGTATATTGATGGAGAAATTATTTTCCCAGATAAAGAATATATGATAGTTAATACAGATTATATTCGTGGAGAGTATGTAAATGGTGTATTAGTGACCCCTATAGGAGCTGATATGTTAAAGAATATGCTTCCTTCCAAAGAAGCATTAGCTCCTGGTGTAACTAATATTGGATTAAAATTCAAAAATTATGATAAGAATGCTTTATTAAAATTCGTTCAAGATAATGGCAGGCCTGAAATAACTACTGAAGAACAGTTGTTTGAATTCTTTGGACTTCCTAAAGAATATATAGTTATTGATAATACAACTGATGAAGGTACTGCTATTGCTCATTCTAAACCAGCTGATTTCGATACTAATCAATATAGCGATGAAGCTGTAGCTTATATGAAGTATAATGGCATTCACATGGAAGAGCCTGATGATTTTGATACTAATGTATATGGTGATGCATCGGTTGCTTTTAGAAAACTATATAATCTTCCTTTGCCTAAACCTGCTGATTATGATACCAATCCTTATTCTAATGAAGCTAATATATGGGCTAAGTTCTATAATATTTCAAGACCATCCCCCCCTTGATGCCAACCTAATTATAATATATTGGATAGAGGAGAAATCCTCTATCCATTCTTTTTGTGTTTCTTGACAATGAAGTAATGTTTCGATTATATAGAGATTTTAAACAATCCTCATAATATTCAAGATATTGATAAACAATATAAGACCTGGGTAAAGCTTGGGAAACCTACTGGTATTCTTATAATGAATAATGGCAATTGGTTCCCATCTACAGAAACATACTTTGCTAGAGAATGGCTAGAAGATTTCATAGAGGCCGCTAATGGTCTTAGAAATAAATACAGACCAAAAATAGAGAATATGCAATATAGATTAAAAGAAGATTATCTTAGAAATGTAGACTTTACAAATACTAGCAGATTTAAAAAAGTCTTTTATACTTCTGAGGATGCAAATTATACATTTGAAATCCATGCATATTCTATTGAAGAACTAATGGGAAATAGTGATGATAATGGGGCTATTTTAAATAATAATGGCTTAGCTGAGTTAAGAATATATACTAATGGCGAGACTAATCCATCAAATGTAATAAAAATAACTTCTAATGATAGAACAGATAATTTTAGGTCAAATGATTATAGCAGAGAAGTACTTCCTGGTAAGTTTACATTCTGTATGACAAATCCAAAAAATGAAATTACTGATATAGAATTTGATCATAAATATACATTGGATGGTTTAGTATTTATTGTTGGATATGGATTAACTGGTAATTTTATTAATGTTACTCAAAAACAAAGCAATCCTAGAATCCCTTCTTTAAATGGTGATTCCGAACCAACAGAAAATATTACAAGCACTGACCTACTAAAAGTTCCTTCTGTAACTGATGCTTATTTCTTTACAGATAGATCAAAGCAAAGAAATGCTATATGTATTGATAATAAAGGCGCATCTATAGGTAATGCATGGTTGTTTAATGCTAATGAATATAAAAATAGAAATGTAGTAGATTATACATTGTTCTCTAATTTCAAATTAAACACAGAATTTTTAACTAATATAATTGCACCATTTGCGGATTATGTAAGGTATAATAGAGATACTGATGAATGGTTATTTAATAATCATAGTTCAAATAATTATAGTGCTATTAAAAATATATCAATGCATACTATTCGATTTGATAATTGTAAAATAGTTTCTGGTCTATTCTATGGAATTCCGCTTCAAAATGATAAATTTCAGGAGCTGATAAATAAATTCGATTTCTTAGGTGGGGATAAAATAGAGAAAATTCTAGCACTATTTACAAGAATGAATAATATAACTACATTAGATCTTAGCCAAATATTCTTTCCTTTAAGTTGTAAAGAATATAGATATTTATTCAGTGATAATACTGGTATAACGTATATAAAATTTAATAGTCATTTTAAAGAAATGATGGTAAATGTAGAAAACTTTAGGGAAAATTTCTCTAATTGTTATAATTTGAAAAAAATAGAGAACTTATCTTTAAATATGCCAAAATGTAAGTCATTTAAAGATTTATTCAAAGACTGTAGATCATTAGAAAATAATGTAAGTCAGCTTGATATACAATCAACAGATAAAGAAGCTGTTGATTTGAGTAATATGTTTTATAACTGCTCAAAATTATCAGGGACTATAGATTTATCAAAGGTAAGATATATAAAATCTATTAATTCAGCCTTCTTTTCTACAGGTACTAATGGATCAGTGCCATCTATAAAATTTAGTCCTGGGGCATTAAATACAGCTTCTAATACATCTGAAAAGAAAATGGATAAAGATGCATTAGTATGGGCATTTTTCCAAACAAAGGTTAATTCTATAGAACATTTAGAGGATCTAGATGCTCCTGAAATAGAAAGTATGGAAGGAACCTTTAAAGGGATAAATGGTATTAGAGATATAAACCTTCCAAATTTTAAAATGGAAGGTGTAAAATCTTTAGAAGGAACATTTGCATGGGGGCACAATGGTTTAAGAAGTATAAGAATTCCAAAGGTAGAAAAATTAAATCCTGATATTACCACTATGCAAGATTTATTTTCTGGAGGGAGATATATAGAAACAATAGATTTTCCTCCTCTAACTAGACAAAATAATCCACAAAATACTAAAAAATTAACAAATTTAAGCGGATTATTATCTGGTTGCCAGGTATTAAACATTCCTATTTATATAACAAATCTAGATACTTCTAATGTAACTACTTTACAAAATGCATTCCAAACTTATAATACACAAGGTACAGATATAATAGGGATTGAGGATTTAAATACAATTAATGTAAAAAATTTCTCTAATGTGTTTGGTTCAAATATCAAAAACAAATCTATATTAGATTTAAGAAAATGGAATGTTAATAAAGGTACTAATTTTTATGGCATTTTTAATAAAATAAGTACTGAAATAGATATAACTGGATGGGATGTATCTAAATTAGTATATGGGCGTGGATTCTTTTCTTATATGAAAATAAATAACTTAGAGAAAATAAAAGGTTTAGAAACATTAAATTTTTTAAGTTTAGAATCTGGTAATCCTTGTTATAATGAATCTTATAATAGAACATCTCCAGAATATATAATGAGTGAACTTGGTGGGATAGATTCCATGTTTTCAAATGCGACTGAGTTAATAACTTTTGCCATTCCAAATTGTTTAAAAAATTTACCAAATATAACAAGTTTATATGAGTTCTTTGACTCATGTAATAGACTACAAACTGCAGATCTTACTGGTTGTCATTATGGCACTATTAAAAATATTGGTAGATTATGTGAATACTGCTATGATTTAAGAACTATAGACTTGACTTCATTAGATTTTAATATAAGATGTGCTGCGTTTGCATTTAAAAGCTGTAGAAATCTTAGAGAAATAAAAGGAACTTTAGTATTTGATCCATCTATTACCGAAGAAGAGTCCAAATATTTACTAAAAGAAATGTTTTCTGAATGTAATCTTTTATCAAATCTAAAAGTAAAAAATATACCTGGAAATAATAAAGCACTATTTGAAAGTATAACTGGCATTAGAAGTAATCAATACACAGTTGTATCTTAATATAGAAAGGATAATTATTAATGTATTTTGAAGAAATAAAACCATTGACAGAATCATCTTACTCTGTATTATCATTATTTGGTGGTAATGCTTGGTATCCAATGACGATGATTCAAAGTAATAAAGAAATTGCTAAAGCTAAAGAAGCCTTTGCTGCAAAGTTCAAAATCCCTAAACCAGCAGAGGTTAAATTAGAAAAAGTATTAGATAAGATTGCTAAAGGGGAAGTAAACAAACTTCCTCCAATCAATCTTATTGATATTGATGGTTATTTGAATGCTAGACGCCGTATGGATGTAGCTATTAAGGGTTATAATAAGGCTGTTAATAAATCCATTATGGAAACAGAACGGAAAGATTTCTATGGTACTATCACTTATCCATTGATGAAAGAAATCCTTAGAAGCTATACTTATGATAATGACCATGTATCAGATGCTCAATTCTTACCATACGTATTGAAAGATAAATACCTTATCTATTTCACATTTAATAAATCTGGTATTTTAAATCTATCTTATGTAGGATCTGAAAACTATAGAGATCCTATGTGCCCTATTAATCTAGCTCTTATCGTAGATGGAGAGCCAGTTAAGTTTGATACTTTTAAAAAGTAAAAATATACACTCCATACCCGTAATTGGGTATGGAGTAATTTTCTGTTTATTTATATACTATAATAATGAAAATACATTTTTATATCTAATTAAATTATTAATCCATATAAGATATCATATTAACAGGTTAAATTATTTTTTAAGAGGTGATTTATTTATGATTATAGAAGAAAAATATTTAAAGATATTTAAAGATAAAGCAAATAAAAAGCTAGGAGAGTTAGCAGCATTTACATTCAATAATGTTCTTACTTATATAGAATATCAGTTGCTCAGGGATCCAGAGTATAAAGATCCTGATTTGGAGAAAGCCCATCATGAGGTAACAAATATTAGTATGAAAAGCCCAATGGATGCTACCAAATCTAAAGCCATGTATTTTATTTTAAATTACAGATTTGATCTTTTAGAAGCTCTTATTGGTAAAGGAGTAGATGAAGCTACTCCAGAACAAGAAAGAGAAATAAATTCCTTAATGGTCGATAAGGAAAAATTAAATAAGTTTTTAAGTGATTTTAGAGAATCAAGAATTAAAGAAGGAAAGTCCTTTGATAATTTTTAAAGAAAGTGAGGAATTATGTTCTTTTACAAGAATGCAGTAAATGTATTTTCAGATGCTTCTACTAAGATTATTAATCCTGGAACTAATAAGAATAAATTTCTTACTTGTCCTGGATTTGTAACTACTATTAATGGAAGTATCATAAATGAAGGATATGATATAGTTGAAGCCACTGTAAACTATGCAGAACTATATGCTATCCGTATGGGTATCGCTGATCTATTAAAATATAAGAATACTGACCTATTCTTAAATATCTTTTCAGATTCTAAGATATCCGTATTTGGTCTGCGGGAATGGTTTTTTAAATATTACAAGAATGGTAAAGATTTTACCTTGATGACTAGCGATAATAGACGTGGTAAAAAGCCAGTTGCTAATCAAGAATTGATTCTAGATATAGTAAGAATGATTCTTCAAGCAAACGTTCATGTATCTATTTATCATGTACCTGGTCATATCCAAGCTAATAATATTGATAGTATGAATAAATTTCATTATATGTTTCATAATAACAATTTCCCAGATAATCAAAGAGTTACAGTTCCATTAGACACAGAGATGGAAATAGCTGGTTTTAACAACTACATCGATAATCTAACAAGAACTAAACTCAATAGGGCTATTAAAAGTGGATCTTTAGACAAATTTGATATCAAAAGGAAGCTATATCCTGCTATTTGGTATCCAAAACCTGAAGATGTAACAGACTATTTGCACTTAGTGCATCAAGCAAAATAAGACTAAATTGTATACTATAATTATGAAGGAGGTTTATAATTATGGACTTTTTAAATGGGTTAGCAGGAACTTGTTCCAATCCTGTAGAGCCAGTAGAAGATTTATTCGGCTATACGAATATGGCTGGAGAAGATTTCATTGGAATCGCTCCAGATATAGCAATAGAAACATGGTTTAATGATTTAATAGCACAGTATGGACTAGAGCAGTTGGTTCAAATGTATCCTTATCAACCTATGAAGGTTAATAAATCTACAGGTATCATAGAACCAATTAATCAAGATTGTACTTACAATGCTAGATTGACAAACTGTTTCCATGTTTTATATCAACGTCGTAGTGATAAGATGATTCAACAAACCGTTCAACAGGCAAGTCCTGTTGAACAGGTTCCTTTTCAAAATGGTAATATGATGAATCCATCTTTTTTACCTCAAAATGTTATTACAACGAACGGAAGTGTTCAACAAGTGTCTAATAACACACAAGCAGCTTTAAGCGTTAATACGCAACAAGTGGGACCTTCAAATCAGGCATACTCGCTTAATTTAGGAGATCTATTTGATAAAAGTGATAAGGTAGAAAGGTCTATTGAAGTTCTGCCTGAGAATATGATAAGGTCTGATGATGACCCAGAATTAATTAGGTTCAATCCTACTGAGGATATAATTGTAGAACCTGTTGAGGCTGGGTCGTTTCACCCTAATAAGAAGGAAGGATATTATGTAGATGATGACGGATCTCTTATAGGAAAACCTTTGGAGTATATAAATCCATTATTCAATAATCCAAATTATGGATCTTATTATAGTCAAACCCCTTATCCTACATATCAACAATCCTTCCCTACATCTTCTGTGTTCCAAAGCAGGAACTCGTATATTCCAACTTATAGGTCGGTGGTGAAGTAATGTTTGATATGTTTGGAAACAAGCTTAAGGTAAAAACAGTACAAGATAGCATAGATCAAGTACTGGCAAAAATGGAAAAAGAAGAAGCAATGCAACAAAATCCATCTATGTATGAACCACAACCTCCTCCAATATCTATGCAACAAGAGGTTATGATGTCTATGATGGGCGGAGGAAATCCAGCATTAGCTTTATTAGGACAACAGCAGGCAGGGCCTGGAGGAATGGGTGGCGCACCACAAATGAATCCAGCTCTAGGTTTTAATGGTATGGTAGACTTTAGCAATCCAGCATCAGTTGGTAATATGCAAAATAGTTTACAGAACGATCCTAACTTCATAGCTAATCAGAATGCGGTTCTCAATATGATGAACCAAGCTTTAGGAGCAATGCCTAATGTACACGTTAGTCCAGCAGCTCCTCCACCGCAACAACAATGGGGAGGAGGATTCCCACAACCTTTTCCTAATCAAATGGTAGGAAATAACTTTGGTCTGAATCCTAACTTTGTACAACAAACACAATTCCAGAATCCATTAGATGGAGTTGTACCTGCAAATCCTGATGCTGTAGTCAATTCAACTGCTAGTTGGTATGGAGGAACACCATTCCCAATGCAGAATGGATTAGGAATGCAGCCTAATATGGTAGGAGGTTGGAATGCTCAACCTTCTTATTATAATTTCTATATGAATGATCCTGCTAATAGGGAAGCATATATGAGATTTACTCAAGAGGAGATCGATGCTGGGATAGGATTTAAAGTTAAAGTCGTATCTAAAACAGAAGAAGAAATCCGAAGAGAAAAAGAACAAGATGCCTTAGAAGAGCAAGCTCTTATTAATAAGCATCTTACATGGGATGATAAGTTTAAGAATATCAATTTCAAAACAGTAATGAGAGAAGTTGATATAGACGATCTTCCAGAACCTCTAAGAAGAATACGCATGGAGCAAGAATCTCAAGCTGCAGCGGAAAAGAAAGCTAAGGAAGAAGCAGAAGCTAATAAACCTAGCAGAGTTATCATAGAGTGTTTACATTCGGAAATCGAAATATTAAGAGGATGGATTTATAGAATCCTTCCAAAAGATATAATCGGATTGAATGCAAAAGAAATCATAGTGCCAAAGCCAAAGAGATTATTCTTCAATAAACGCGATGAAGAAGCTTTGAGGAATCTATGTAAAAAGTTAGAAGTTTATAATCCTGCACTCGCAAGGGTTGTATGGAGCAAGAGACATCTTAAATATCGAGATGACTACAATATATTCATGGAAGTAGCCGAAGACAATCTAAGAGAATATGAAATAGATGAAATGTTTGATAAAAGAGAAGAAGGCTATAACGACTACAGAGTGCCTATGCATTGTAGAGAAATTCCTGGATACACTATAAATGAAAAAGGTGAAAAGGAATTCGATGAAGAATATTGTGAACTGTATCCATTTATAAGATATACCGACAAGAACTACAAATACGAGTTTGATAGAGGACGAAAACTTACTAGCGAAGAATTTAATGTATTCTGTGAGTATGAGGAGATGTGCCTGGTATACGGCTTCCACCAATTAAGACTCAAGAAATTGTTAGACGACAATAGAAAACGTCAAGAGCTACCTCTTTCCTATAGCGTTGATAGACGTGAGTTAGCTATTAGAGAAGAAAAGATTAGAAATCTTTTAGTAGAGAGTAATGGTAGTAAAGAAACTACTGAAGAAGAAAATAAGATGGAGCAGCAATGCAAGAATAATAAAGTTCAAGAGGATCCAAGAACTTTAGAACAGATAGAGAATGAGTATTATAATAAGTTTGACCCAATAGAAACTCATTATCATGAAATGCGTGTGATGAGGAAGAAGCAACAACAGCAATATGAGTTATATCGAGACATCTTCTCTTCGAAATCTCAAAAAGACTTCGATGCATGGTGGTATGGAAAGAATTCATCTCAATACCAACAAGAGAACCTATCACCAGAAGAGTTAAAGAAGAAACAACGGCAAGAATATGTTGATCGTATGACCGAAGCAAATATAGCTTTGCTCTCTAAAGCTACGCCGATAGATCCTGTACAGTTTGTAAACAATTTCAGATATTGGCAACAACAACAGTTGCAAAAATTGTTTGGCAATACAATGAATGAGGCAACAACGGCTAAAGATGTATTTGAAAAAGTAATTCCACATGCATTATACGAAATCTCTTGTGAAAATATAGAAAGACAACGGCAAGAAGCTATGAATAGACCATACAATCCAATGGCTTATAAAAGAGCTCTCATAGAACTTGCTAATAAGAAGATATTAGCTGGTAATGAAGATCCAAACTTCAAACCAGGTCCAGTAGACCCAAAATTCGGCTATCCATCAAATTGGGTAGATCCTACTAATTCTAAGGAATATGAAGAACGTAAAGCACAGTTCATGGAATACTGTAGAACATCGATGGGTGTAAATATGCCTTTGCGACCTATTTATAAATAAGGTGGTGAGCATATGAATATCAAAGAACGCAATGCTATTATAAGGCAATCGCAGGACGCTGCAAGGTTTGCTAACTTTGATCCTGACGTGTTCAAGTTCACTGAGGAAAATTGGGATAATATGACCAAACCTCCACTCACTACTTACGTTCCTTTACCAGTTATAGATCAATTAAGATCTATAGTAAATAATGTTAAACTTATGAACAATCCAACAAAAAAGTATGATTTGGTTAATAAGTTATTTGCTACAATTGGATTAAAACCATTAGCCTCTGGTACCAATAGAAGAACCTTCTATTGTACTTATGATCCTACAGTTGTTATCAAAATAGCATCTGATAGAGTTGGAAAGATGGATAATATATCCGAATTTACTTTACAAAAACTTATTAAACCATTTTGTACTAAGTCATTTGATGTGACTAGTGATGGAGTCGTTGCATTAGTAGAACGTGTTGAAACGATGAAGGAAAAAGACTTTAAACAAGTCTATGCTAGTGATGTATTTGACTTTACGTTTGAGATCCTTAGAAGAGGATATGTTATGGAAGATATAGGAGGAAACTTCTATAAAAACTGGGGTATAAGATTCGGCTTTGGTCCTGTTATCCTAGATTATCCATACGTATTTGAATTAGATTGGGCAAAGCTAAGATGTAGTCATAGAGATATTCATACTGGAATATACTGTGACGGATACCTTGATTATGATTATAATAAAGGTATGTCTGAGATTATCTGTACTAAATGTGGTACTAGATATACTGCTAAATATTTAGCAAGAAGAATTGATGCTAAAGATGTATTAGAAAGAATTGACAGAAAGAGGGACAATGAAATGGCATTATTAGACACAAACTTCAAAGTAGTAATTAAACGCGGTGATCAAATCGTTAAAAGATGTTACAAAGAAACGGATACTATTGTAGATCCTAAAACAAAACTTGGTGGTAAGAAAGAATACAACCAAGAACCTAAACTTAAATTTGATGAACCTAGAGTTCCAAAATATACAGTAAAGCGTAAGATAGAAGATAACGAAGCTCCACAAGATAACCATAATCATGGTAATAAGAAAAGATATCCAAACTTTACTGATCAACCATTGTTTACGGATAACTTGATCTTCTATCCTAAAAACTTAAAGAATGATATTATCTTCTTCTTAAAGAAAATGGAAGAGAAATATGGTTCTGAAGATGCTGTAAGATTGGCATCTATCATTGGTACTGTTTACAATCCAATGAATCCAGATTATGTTCTTCCTGAAAGAGAAACTGAAGAAAAGGAAGAAGTGAAAGAAGACCCAAAGTCTGAAGCTCCTGTCGATGAAGCTAATTATAGCTACGATGGTGTAGAGTTTGAAACTAAAGAACCAAAACCTTTAGAAGACGAAAAGGAAGAATTGATTAAAAAGATCGAAGAGGCTGAGAAGGAGGAAACAAATCCTCAGCCATCCTTCCCTACAGCTCCAAAAACTTATGAAGACGTTAAGAGTATGAGCATTGAGGATATCATCACAGAATCCATTTCTAAAGATGAGTTAAATCTATTCAAAGAAAATAATGCTCCTAAGGAAAATCTATTCCCAGTAAAACCAATGTCTAAAGAAGAGGAAGAAGCTGCTAAGCTTAGCTCTAGTACAGAAAATGTAATCACTGGTATTGTTGGTTCTTCTCTTGTAGATACTCTTAAAGAGAGACAACTAGCAGAAGCTCTTAAAGACACTGTAATCAATACATTCGATAAGAAATTCGTTCCAGACGTTGATGTAGATACTGCTATTAGAAAACTTGATAATGAAATCACTGAGATGATCAAAGACGATATCAAAACTATTAGTGGTACTACAGATGGCTTGGAAGTAAATATTGCCAAGACCGTAGACAATAGAAATAATGAATGCTTTAATGTGACAGTAAAGAACTTTACTAGTCCTGTATTCGAATGTGTTATTTATCCAGCTGCTAAAGAGGCTGTTGTTGAAAAAGAATCTGATAACGAAGGTGGAGAAAAAGCAATGGAAAAAGCTATTTTTAACTTCTTGAATGCAAAGGTTGATGAAATCGAACATGATTATTCTTCTAAAGAGGAAGCAAAGACTTCTATCGCAACTGCATTGTATGGTGCTTTTAAAGATGAATTCAAAGACAAATTCACTCCAGCTCGTATGATGGATATCTGTAAAGAATATGTAGATAACTATGTATCCTTCGATAGCAACGAAGATGAAGAAGAAACTCATACAGCAGCTGATGAGTTATAATCTAAAGGGTGATATCAATGCAACCTCAAATGAATAATCCGCAACCACAGTTTAATAGATTTTTAGAAGGTGTGTTGTATGGCTGTAATGATGCTGGCAGTATTCCAGATGCATTAGCATCTGGTTATGCTGTAATAGCAGTGGTCGATATAGAAGAAGCATATAAGTATGCTAACGTTCCAAACTTAGCAATCATGTCTAATCTACTTCCGCCTCCAGAAGCAGTAACTGCTTATATTGATGGAGAAGCTGCTATTGGTCATCAAATTTATTATGAATACTTATCTAATAGAGAGCGAGAAGCAACAGTAGTAACTGTACTACAAGCTTTATATGGTCACAGGCCTAGTATTAGATTTAGAAACTTCCTAATCTATACTGATTATGAACCTGATGTAGAGTTCAATATCTTATATACCTTAGGAGAATTCTTTAAGAATACTTTTGGTATTGTAATGGCTCCATATAAGCAATCGCAAGCTTATAATATCGGAATGCCTCAATATGATTATATCATCTCTAACTTACTATTCTCTAATGGTAAGATTAATAAGTATGAATTCGTTAGCATGCTTCCACAAGATGCTATGCCAACAGATGTGTCTTGTAGTATTCTACTATCAGATATAAATTATCAACCATCTGGATTAGAAGATGGATATAGAATAGTATGTAATTATATAGCTCAACTTAGAGCAGAGATTGCATCTAACTATACTATGAAATCTCCTATTATCCAGATCAATGATAAACTAAATAAAGACTTAGAGCAAAGCATCAATGATAAGATCTTTGAATCTCAATCTAAATTTGGTAATCAATAAAAAGAATAAAGAGAACTCATAACGAGTTCTCTTTCTTTTTTATCATAAAGGAGAATATTATGCCAATAGTAAGAACAGAAGAAGAATTAGAATATGCTAGACGTTTAATATTAAGTGAGTTTACTGATATGGGCTGGTTTAAAATAGAGAATACTAATAATAGAATTACGACTAAAGAATTGCATTCTATTAAAGCTGGCGCTTATCAAGATATGTATGGTGAAGTGCAAGCATTCTTTATTGCTAAAGCCCTATTAGATAACAAACAAAAACCAGTAGAAAAAGAAGAAGTAACAGAAGAGTTAGAACCTCTTGAATATTCTATAAAACAAGAAGTTATTTCTAAGAATGATACTTCTGATGATGAAGACGTTGCATTAGACAAATACCCTACATATTATATGGTGACTCAACAATACAAAGGTGGACCATTTACAGGAAAGCTTCTTCCTACACAAGATGATATTGATAGAAGTGTTGCACTAAATAAGAGCAACAGTTTTACATTCTTATTCTTAGATAATAGATGATATAATCATATACTATAACTATGAAGAAGAAAGGATGTGATTATATTGAAACTTCAATTTATTAATATCAATGATATGAGATTATTAGAGTATGTAAAAGATAAAGCAAGAGCAGAAAATGCGCCAGTATTTAATTTCTATTCCATGTTGGATTTTGGATATAAACTAGAAGGTTTAAAACCTCTTCCAAATATAATGCAAAATCTATCTTATGCAAACTCATTCCGTGATGATAACTACACAGTTCAGTTCGATAAGGCTTATGCATATCAGTTATTATATAATGAACCATCATTCATTGATCTAATGAGAGTTCTTAGTATGGTAGAAAATACAGAAACAGTTATTGTAGTAACCAACCACTCTCATCCAATGGTAGAAGCTATAGTAGATTCTCTTATTAAATTTATACAAGAAAGATATTCGTTACAAAGTTTCTTGATAAATGATATAGATGATATTGACCCATTTGCTACATCTACTTTTATTACAGAAGGTGGATATCTAAACTACATAGATGATGTAAAAAGAATGGGAAGATACTATGATCCTCATCAGTTATTACAAGAATCTGAGTTCTATATCTAAGGAGTACTATGGCTATATGGGAAAAGGATAGATATGTAGCTCCTTATGAATGGCTTATAAATAAGCATCTGAGAGAATACGATCTATCTAAAGCTAATATAAGTCTCTTATTAGAATATGGATTTATATCTAAGAAAAGATATGATGAAATATTTAATATGCCGAGAGAACAAAGAGAGATAACAGTTGGTCTTATGCAAAGAGACAATCCTGAACTATCCAAGGGATTATCTAATTGCTTTAAAGATGCTAGAAGAAGATTCTTTGAAATAAATGAACTCAATCCTGATAATGTGTTGTATATAGATAAGGATTCTATAACTACAATAGATACTCTAGTACCATACACAAGAATATCTGATAATCTAGAATTTAAACTAAAGAATGAGTATAGTAGTTTTTATAGATTACAATATATAGACTTTCTATATTACTGCAATGGAGCTATAGAAAACTTTAGATTAAAAGGTGCAGGGAAACAAGTTCCTATAAAACATAAAGAACACTTTATGCAATTCTTATTAGCATTAGCATATACAGCTCAAACTGATACAGTAGAGAATTGTATTCTAATGATAAAAGATTTCTATTATCAATATACTCATAGATTATTAGATAGAGAATTTTATAGAGAGCTTAATAATCGTAGTATGTTTAAGATAGTAAATAGTGGATATCATACATACTACGCTGATGCTATAAATAGTATTGGTATTGAGTTTGTAGATATATCTCATAATGCGGATATATTAAGAATCTTATATAGAATATTTATGACTGAATATTTCTCAAAAAGATGAGGCTATGGGAACTTAATCCCATAGCCTTTATTTTTTATCAATTTTGATATTTGGATTACTATAGATAGCTTTATTATTGCCAGCAGCCATAAGAGTAATAAAGATAAAACACTTTGTAGAAAGTATATTAGGTACTCTATCTTTACCATAATAAAGCTCTAGTTTATTCTTGAATACCTCAGACATATTTGAAGCAACACTATCTTTTAATTCCTTCATTAATCTGATTTGTTCTTTTTCAGAAATATAGTCAGAAACTGCAGTAGGATTGAAGAAACCTACGTCTCTATTATAACATTCTTCTATATATTTATCTAATACTTTATCTAGTTCTTTGAGTTGATCAAATTCTACTAATTCGATCATTTCTTTTTCTTTTTTGTAATTTAAATAATCATATGCTAAAGTTAGTAAGTATAATACTGTAGCCCATACAAATGGGAATATATAATCACCACTGATTAAATAAATAACAATAGATGCTAATAAGATATAGATACCTTTGTGGTTATTGATATTATCTAAGATAAATAGATAAAGAGTTTTTAATTTGATAAAAAGATTTGTAAAAAATGCTTTTGCATTATTTTTAAGATTATCATATTTAGAGTACAGTTCTGCCATTGTTTAAATTACCTCTCTAGTATTTAGTCTGTTAATTCTTTTCTAGTATATTCCCAAGCATATAAGTATGCTATTTTATTATCGCCATACTTATACATAAGTGGTTTGTCTTTTGCTTTACCAACAATAATTTTGCAAAACACTTTTATTTTAACTGGATTTGTAACCCATAATTCTTTAGTATGGTTTACATCAGGAACTTGTGATTTTGAAGGCTTTACAATTTTTAGACTATTCATATCTACTGGAGTATGAACGTAAAATTCTTTGCCTTCAAGATTTTGAGATAAAGCTATTAAACAACCATTAATAGAAGAACTAAAACAAACTCTTTTGGTTGTAGCATCCTCATACCCATTATCTGTAAGGAAATTTTTTGGAACTCTAGGAGTTAAAATTTTCCCATCCATATTATCTTTCGATACAAAATATATCTTTTTATATAGTGCCATTCCTTTTAATTACCTCTCTAGCTTAGCAGACCAATCATATAGTTTATCCCTTAATTCTAAGAGCTTACTTGCTTGTTCTTCCTTAAATTTATATTTACCATCTAGAGAGTTATTTAAATACATCATCAATTTATAAGCAATATCTCTATTTAATCCATTAGGATATCTTTCTAATAAAGACCACCACTTACCAAAGATCATCTCTGGATGAACGTATAGATATTTATGATGATATAATTGGTGGCATGTTTTACAAAGCATTACTACAGGAATATTATTTTGAGTATGCTCGTATCTTAATAAATCAGATAGGTCAAACTCAGTAATAGCTCCATATGTATTTAAAATGTGCTCTGTGATAATAATTGCAATATCATAAATATTAAGCATGCAATGGTGCATCTCTAAAGATGCCATTTCTTCACCCTCATCATTACCAGCAGTAATATTAGGATGGAATTGGCAACAATCTAAACCAATAGAATACAAATATGCTTTATAGTGTTTATAGGTTCTGCTGTGTCTGAATTCTCTAATAGCAGAATCTAAGAATGCTTTATATTCATCAAGGTCATAAGACCCTTCTTTAGTTAATGCGAATTGTACTGCATACTCCGAATTTGGAGAGGTTAAGAGCGGATTATGCTCTGCATTTTCTACAAATACGTTTGGAAATACATTTGTCTGTGTATACATTATATTTATCTCCCTTTTAATACTAACGGAATTATTTGTATGTTGTCCGCTGCAATTAGGACGTATCCCTATAAAACTACCTACTCTGACATTAGATTAATTTTATAGGAATTTAAGAAAGGAGAAGCACTCATGTCTTTACCTTTTTCTGAGGATAAATTGACGACTCAAAATCCTTTCATAGATTTAGTATTCTACAATCTGAAATTATTGGCATTTAATTCTATTATTAAAGACCAAGCAAAAGCAGATAGATATGAAACTACTGAGTCTCTAAGGAATGCATCTTTATATATTGCATGTGTCGAAAATCATATCGAATTAGATATGTTTAAAGGCATTCAATATCCTAGAGATCTATTAATAGAAGCTGGGTTGGATGAGAAAGAACTTTGGGTTTATGAAAACTTTAAAGACGAATACTATATCCCAGATGAATATAGACCTAAACTTACGAAATTATTAAGACAATGGTTTATTGATACATATATGGATGATAAGGAGTTAAATCCTTATTATCGAAATCTTGTCGGATATCCTGCTATTGATCAATGGGGTATTCCAGTAAGGGAATATGAATATCTATTCCCTGATTATTTAGATTATGATAAGTCTGCTACCTACATGCATGAGTTATCTAATGATACTATCAAAGAACTAGATGGATTAGGAATTCTTAATATCATCTTGATGCAGTATCCAGATCATAAATATCTTAAGTATAAAACTTATGGTATAGATATTTATGAAGCTAGAAAGAAACTTGATTACCAAATCTTATGGTATCCAGAGAATGCTGATGTAGACTACAGTGTTACAGAAGAATTCTTAATGAAGTTTACTCAAAATCGTAAGTTTATGCTAGAATCAGTATATTCTTATGCTATGGAGTTAGAAGAAAAGAATTATCATGATATGATGATGATTTATCTAATCATCTCTGTATTAGTAGATATTCTTGCAGATATTCAATCTCATATTATTAAGAAGGATATTCTTGATAGACGTTGTATTGAATTTATCTTCTCTATGTATGGTGTTCCATATTATAGAGTAATTCCAATTGAGTATCAAAAAGCTTTAGCTAGAAATATTCATTCTTTGTGTAAGTATAAATCCTCTACTACCGAAATGCTTAATATCATCAAACTCTTTGATACTAAAGATAAGTATGGTATTAAGATTTTTAAATATTGGCTAGTTAAAGAAAGAAAACCAGATTCTTATAATGGTTTTGAATGGAAATCTAAGAAAGTCCTTAAAGGAAACTATAATCAGACTGTCGAAGAAGATCATGTTGTAGTAGACCTTACCAAGACTCCTGAAAGACAGATTATCCCCCATGATATTCTTATATATAACACCAATGTTAGTAGGAATATGGGAACTACTAATCTTTTACAGTCTAAAGAATACAAAGCATCTAATCATAGTTTAGAAGCTAGAATGGCAGCAGCTTCAGCTGTAGCTGCTATTAAAGGTGTTAGGTTTGATCTTACTTTATTTAGTGACCCATTAAATACTACGGCTGGATTAGGATATGCTGCTATTAATGGTGCTTCATTATATGATATTAGTGGTAATCTTACATTAAAAGATAAATCTACTAAGCAAGATTTTAATGCTGCAGTAAAGGTTCAGACCGCATCATATGTAAACCTTTCATTCCAAGAAATTAAAGGTAAAGACTTAACCTTTGTTCCTAATCATCTTGGGTATGATTTAAATGGCGATCTTATTGTAGATTATGAAGGTGGATCTTCTAAAGATATTAATGGCCATTTATATTATGACTATACTGGTATTATTCCATTCCCATTCGAATACTATCTTCAAAAAGGAAATGTATTATTCATCCGATTAGAAGATAGAATCTTAAGAGAAGGAATAGACTATGAGATCTACGATTATAACAAAGTAAGATTCTTTAATGAAATCTTAGATGGTAAGAAAGAAATCATCTACGATTTCTATTATGATAGATCTACTAAGGATATCAAATTTAACGTAGATAAATCTTATAACTTCCAAACTAAAGTAAAAACTTATGAAGGCGCTAATACTATTAGCTTAGGAACTTTGCCATTCTCTGATTTCTTCTTAAAAGAAAATCAGTTAATAGTAACAGTAGATTCTGTATTCTTACCTCAGAATACATATTCTGTAGATCTAGCTACCAATGTTCTTACTATTGATAATAGAATAGATACTGTTGGTAAAAAGGTAAATTGTATCTTTATCTACTCTAATTACTCTCAAGCTAGATTCTTTAAGTCTACCACTCTAACAGACACTAATAATCAAACTAAGATTCATATTGATGAACCATTTAAAAACTACTGCTTGAATGGTAATACATTCTTCGTTATGGTTGGTAAGAAGTTTATATCCAATAAAGACTACACTATCAATATTTCTGAAATTGACGGTGGTGCTTATATTACTTTAAAACAAAGTAATTTCGAAAAAGGTACTCCTATAGACTTTAATTTCATTTACTCTACAAATGCTATCAATGAAGATATTGAATTAGTTGATAAAGTAATCAAGTTCAAAGCTTCTACCGATTATCAAAATGAATTCAAAGTAAACTATCCATTCAAAAACTATGTATCTACTAAATACAAACACTATGTGAAGTATCTAGATAAATATCTTCCTGAAGATTGGTATAGTGTTACTAATAATTCTCTTGTTATAGTAAATGATACCTTAGCACTTCAAAAAGGTGATGAACTAGAATTAGAATTGGTTTATGTAAACAAAGATAGAACCAAACCTGAGTTCAGTAATATTAAAGTAGCTATTACTCATCTATTAGCTGGTGCTGATAATCAAGATAGATTCCTTCTTACTTTCCCAGTAGATAATTACTTTACTAAGGGAAATAAGGTATGCGTTGATATCGAAGGTAATATGCTTACTGAAGGTATTGATTATACTGTAAACTATAATAAGAAAAATATCAGACTTCTTAAAAAGAAACACTTCTTAAAGAAAGATCAGCAATTGAATGTAACCTTCTTCTATAACGGGGTTACAGAAAATACTTTGGTGTTGAGTGAGGAAACTCATAAGATCTTCAATCATGCAGACCCTAAATTCAATATTAATTTCCCATTCTTCCCTTATATTCAAACTGATCAAGGATTTATTACTATTAGTGAAAACTCTATTCATTCAAGTGATGATATGGGATTGACTAATCAGTTCCATGTTACTATGAATCCTAAGATGGTTTCTAATGCTGATATAAATGAAAACTTCTTATTTATCTATAATAAGCATTATCTAAACAATCCTAACCCATCTCTAACAGTTCAAACTTTAGAAAATCCTATATCTATAACTCCAGAAGGATATATGGATATTAAAGTTCCATTTGATTACTACTTTGAAAATAGATGGCCTTATATTGTTACTGATTCATATGGCAATGTATTAGACGATTCTGAGTATAGCATCTTTAATGGTAGTTTCTATTTTACCAATCCTAAAGATATAGCTAAATATGGAGATAAACTCTATATCCATTATATCTATAATACAAATGGTGGATCTACTGTCGGATATGCGTATGAAGAAGATTATTCATATACTACTAATCTAAAATTCTGCAAGATTCCTGTAGATAAACAATACGTTACAGATAATATGAAAGATAGTGCAAACTATAAAGATTATGATGTAATGGTTAAAGGTGATGGTTGGTGGGATGGTGTTGATTATAAAGACAACAATCATCAATTAGTAAAAGATGCTATTTATAAACAACCATGGAACTATGCTAGAACTAAATACTATGGTATAACTCAAATGATTGATATCTCTGCATACTCTACTCAAATGAGTTATTTCTACAGTATGCTATATGATGATATTCTTCTAGAAGAAAAACTATTAGTAAAGATTCCATCTATTTCTACTTCTCACCCATTTAAATTAGCACACTTATTTATCTTTATGACTTCTTTGACTTACATGTTTAACGGTATCGAAGACTTCATTATTGATAATCCTGCTAAGACAATGCTTGTTCAAGGATTTAACTTTAGAACTAGTCTCTCTGATCTTAAAGAATACTTGAGAAAAAAACACAGAGAAGAAAAAGAATTCCCTATCTGGGACTTCATTACTCCTAAATCTCAAATTAAAGATCTAACAGAGTTCATGAATATCTATAAAACAAATATAGAAGTTCGTAGAACTATTTGTCAAAGAATGCTTGAAGCTCAAGATTGGGAAGAATATAAAGTATGGAAAGATCTTTATGATTCTCTTATGAATTGGAAACTCACCATGAAGTACTTTACTTTAAGAAATGGTGAGATTGCTAAAACATATACTGAGTTCTTAAAAGATAAGGATACTGTATTATATGATAAACTAGTTAAGGTAAATAGCATCATCTCTTCTGATGAAAAGATTGATACTATCACAAGCCTAGTAGATGATATCATCTATATTCTAAATGAATATATGGGTGATATGAGATATATCTTTGATGGATATGCTGGTCACTCTGGTAATGAAATCATGAAGTATATTATGCTCATGATTGAATTCTTTAAATCCTATAAGATAGTATTCCTTACAAGAAATACTACTATGGAAATCACCTGGGGTAAAGACAGAGATGAAGACGTAATTATTCGTCCTAATGATATGGCTTATACAAATGAAATAGATAAGAGACCAGAATATTACCCTATCGTAGAAAAGGTATTTGATAAAGAGATCAATCATGTGGATGAAAGATTTGATAAAGTTCCTTGGATGAGGGAAGATCTCGTATTCAGCTACAATAATGATCGCAAGTATATTACTATAGATATCCCAGCATCTACTTATCTATGGTCTCAAACAATAATGAAAGATATAGATGGTAGAGTTAAGGGTGATGATTACCAACAGTTCTCTAAAGATATTATTAAATCTGACGTATTCAACTACGTTAAGAACCTATTATCTCAAGATCTATTAACTGGTAAATTATCTCCATTCTTATATGAAGTAAATGCTGTTATCAATGCAGATACTAATATTGATAGAAAAGATGTAGATACTGATAGCTTTGTTGGTAACTTTGAATTTGTTCAAGAAGAAATCAAACCTATTATCATTCCAGGTAAGTTAAAACTAGGTACTACTTATAAGGATTGGACGTTTGGTTTAAATATTGCTATTAATAGTATTTATAAAGATCTATCTAAATATGCTCAGAAATCTTTAGGTAACCTTACTGGTCAAGTAGCTGTATTGAATGATACCATTAAAAATGACTTGTCATTAGTAGAACATACTTTCAATGTGGAAGAAATGTTTAAAGGTTTATCTAAAGTAGTAAATGTTCCTGGATCTGATCTTATTCATGCAGATACTTCTATGATTACTTCTACATTTGCTATGTATGAAGATTGTAATACTCTAGGAAGTATAGATGCTAAATGGGTTAATACTAAGAATGTAGTAAATATGTCTGAAACATTCTCAGCTTGTGAAAATGTTATTTCTATAGATATTTCTACATGGGATACATCTAAAGTTAAAGACATGAGCTTCATGTTTGAAGATTGTTCAAAACTCGTAAATATTGAAGGTGTATTGGATATGAGTTCTTGTACAAACTATATGAACATGTTTGTCGGTTGTGATACTTTAGTTGGTTTAAAAGTTATCAATCCTCCTGCAGATTTTGAATCTGTGGCTAAGATTAGACACGATCAATACGAAGTAGTTACTAAAACCAATGTTGATACAGACTTCAACCTCTCTATCAATATTACTAATGACTACATAAGCCTCAAGAAATACATGTCTAAGAAAGATCCAGATTCTACTATGCATATATTATCTTCTTCTATCTTAACAGAATTGAATGGTGCTAAAGCTAATAACGTTTCAAAAATGTTTGAAAGAAGTGCAGTAACAGATATTCCTAATCTTCATATAGATACTTCTAAAGTAGAAGATTTCTCTGGAATGTTTGGATGGTGTTCTAGTTTATCTACTATAGATACAAGCTGGATTGATACAAGTTCTGCTACTAATATGAATGAAATGTTTGCAGCTACTAATGTAACCACATTAGACTTGACTCACTTCGATACTTCTAAAGTAAAAGACTTTGGAGATATGTTTAACAGATGCTCTAACTTAACTACAATTACAGGTATTATAGATATGACTAGCAGTACTAACTGTGAAGGAATGTTTGTTGAATGTACTAATTTAACTGGAGTTAAAATCTTTAATCCACCTCTAGACTTTGAAGATAAATGTGGATTAACTCATGACCAATATGTAATAGTGAAATCTAAATAAAGTATGGAGGAATACCAACGTGATTAATGATAAATACAAAATCCAAGAGGAAGTCTTAACTAAATCTTCTGAAGGATCTGAAGATCTTGTATCCTTAGAAGAAGGTCATCCTAATGGATTAAAAACAGAAGTTATTATTAGAGATCATGATACTGGATTAGAACTATTCCGTGGTAGTAATAAAACCCTTATCTCTGGATCCGAATTTATTGCTATGCGAATGTTTGATCTTCATGATAAATCTTTTGTAACTCCTACCTATAATAATAGACTACAATTAGAAAATACAATTAATAATCCTAATCAAGAAGAAATTTTGAATAACTACTTTGTTCAATTATTCTGTTTAGGTACTTCTGGTTGTAATCGTGAATCTGCTTTAAAATATGAAGTAGATAATAAGAAATGGATTGCTCCAGAAGACATGGTTCCATTCCAATACGTCCCAGAAGATAAAGATCTTGATGCTGATAATCGCCAAATTTACTTTGGTCGTAAAGAGCTAAAGAATAAAAAGATGGTTGCTTATTACTTTAAAAAGTTTGATAGCGATCCTACTGAACGTAAACAATTGGAAGATGGTACTCCTATTGATGCTACAATTTATGATGATCAATCTGAATTACCAGCACAAATCATTGTAGAAAATACTTTGGTTATTACTAAAGATGACTGCCGTGATTACTTTATTAATACTACTGGTATTAATGATGCTAGATTCAACTGTATCAGCTTATGCTTAGCATATAAGAAGGAAAGTGAAGATGGATATACTTACTATCAAGATATCCGTCCAGCTACAAGAATCAATTTCCCTAATAAATTCCTAAATGACTTAGGTGCTTCTTGGGATATCATCTACCGTATCTATTTCTAATAAAATCTATCCCCATAGGACTTTGTTCCTATGGGGTTCTTTTTTATTAATATAGAAACTAAGGAGTAAAGAGGATGGTGATTTATATATGAGGGACGCATTAAGAGAAATGGTTAAAAATCTTGCTTTTGAAAGGTTTAAGAAAGAAGGATCTAATGAAGAATATGTTAGATACAGATCTAATATGAAAACAAATAAAAAAGATATCAAAACAGATGAGTCTGATTATATGATAGATTCAAAACCTATTGATGAATATGTCGATGATATTTATACTGTCATAGATCTAGCTCTTGAAGAGGAAAGATTAGAGATCCTTATATGGGTTACAATAGTTGCTGTATTGTTAACGATTGCTGTTACACTTTTCATAATACTAAAAACGCCCCTACTAGAATTAATCTAGTAGGGGATAAGATTTTAATAACCAAAGATTTTATCATAACCATATTCTTCCATATCAAATGTCTTAACAGTACTATCATGGAAGTTTTTCATTGATTTCAATTTAATCTTTGCAGGAATAACGTATGATGCAACTCCTACATTTTTAATACCTAATCTAGTAAATAGATTACCAGCACATTTGTTACAAATACCTTTTTCAGATTCGCATAGGCCAGAGTATCTTAGTTTTACTTTCTTACCAATATAAGAATCTCTATTATCAGAAGTTAATTCTACTAATCTAGAACCTTCTACAATATAGCTATACATCCAATCATCGATATTATCACCAGTTAGAAGAATTTCTTTATATCGTTTAGTACCACAATCAGAACCTTCTTCTAACACAGTTAAATGCTCTAATGCTTTAACGAAGATTTTTTCCCATGCACCACCATCAGCAGTTTTCTTAGCACGAGCGTATGGACCAAATGCTAGAGAGTCTGAGAATGCAGCATATTCATCAGGTTTAATACCAGTGGTTAAGTCAGATTTAATAACAGTATATTCACCATTTGGATTTAATGGATCAGGGTTTTTGGATGCTCCCTTCATAACAAACATGTTTTTGAAGTTATTATTCCAGTCAATCTTAGCACCAGAATTAATCATATCAATAGATGGATCATCTTTAAGCATTTCTTTGCAATCTTTGATTAGTTCTTGTTCTATTTTTTGAGATACTACTGGATCATGCTCATCTAATTCCTTTTCATATTTCTTTAACAGTTCTTGTTTCTTTTTAGAAATAGCTTTAGGAATACTCATCATATTTTCTGTAATAGAAGCAGATAAGATGTTGCAGTATGGTTGGAACTTTTCTGTTTTAGTAATAAGACGTTTTAATGCATCTAAAGGTACTTTATCTTCTACTACGGCATAAGAAACTTGTTTATTAATCTTTTTAAACATCTTACTTGTAATAGGTTCATTGATATAACCAAATAGTTCAAATAAGTCTTGTTCGATAAATGCCTTATTAAATACCCAAATACCTACAGTAGTTTTGATAATATTGCTATTCTTATTACCTTCAGGACCATAACTCCCAACTGGGATATCGACTAGGTCATATGGTTGAAATCTTCTTGTATCATTAAATTCCCCAAACATATCCATTGCAAAAGATAGTTTAGTGCACTCATCCTCTGTTATAGCCAAAAGATATTCAATATCTTTAGGATCGGTTATTCTTTTAGCTTGTCGTTTTACAACTTTTAATGCCATAAAAGGTTAACTCCTTTCATATGAATCTTTAGAATTATATGAATGTCTCCATAGTATATTTGGATAGGTCTGACATTATAATGAGTATCCTAAGAATGGATATGAAATTTTAATGTAAGGTGAAGGAATATCGAAAATGGTATCAGGGAATTTCAAAATTACAGTTGAAGACAAACATAAATTTTTATATATTGTAGAATTAAAAACTGGTAAAAAAGAAAGTGCTATTGAAGTAAAATTTAGTGCTGACACATATGATCAACCACCAGAAATGAAGAAAAGAATAATTGATTCATATGATAAGGTTTGTAGTTATATCATAGAAAAAGAATTTGTAGGTTTTATAAAAGAAAAGTTGGAACTATCTGCTAGGGTTAGAAGCATTGTGGTTCCATTGACTAAGATAGAATTCCTGATTCAGTCTTATAAAAATTATAAAAAGTCTTCAATCAAATAATGGGTTATATACTATAATTTTGAAATAAGATTCGCTAAGTACTAAATGTACTTAGCGGGTTTTATTTTTACAAACCCATTTACTTATTATTAATTCTTTTTGTTTAAGGTATTAAAAAGGAGGAGAATTTAAGATGGATCACAATAGCGCGAATGCCTATCCAAGGAGTGAACAATTTGATTATTTCACTAAATTTGAGATGATCAATTTTGATGAGGAATGCCGTAAAGACCTCACTAATGGGCATGGCTTTATTATCAAAGAACCACAACCTATCAACAAAGCTTTAAAATCAGACGACTCTATTTTCAGTTCTAAATATGGTAAATCTTTACAAGATAAAAACCCATATTCTAATAGATACTCTTGTAAATATGGTTGTACACAAGGTGCATTTTATTCTGTACCAGGGGATAAGAACTGGGTTTGTCCAATCTGTGGAACAGAAGTCAAATCTGTAGGTGTAGATTTTACCTATTTCGGTTGGATTAAGATTAAAGAAGAATTCTGTCTTATCCACCCATTACTATTCTTAACTATCTCTAGCTTGATTGGTAAGAATAATTTAGAAGAGATTATAGAACCATCTGTAGAATTAGATGCTAATGGTCAACCTATGACCCAGTATGATAAACGTATCTTAAAACAAAAGTCTAAACGTGGTGGATATGGTAAACGTAAGAAGGCATCTTTAGATACTAGATTTGCTGGTATCGGGTTGATGGGTTTTAGAGATCACTTTGATGAAATCATTGAATACTTCTATAAGAAGAAACCTGCTAAGAAGGAATTCTATGATGAGATTATGAAGGAAAGAGATAAAGTATTTATCCACTCTATTCCTGTATATACTACACAACTTCGTATTGCTAAGGTAGAAAATCATAGATTTACATTTGAATCAACAAATGCCGATTTTAACCTATTAGCAAAGCTTGCTGCTACTGTAAATAAGAATAATCTCTCTATTTATAGAAATAAGAAATATCAAAACCAATTATTATGGGATATGCAATCTAAGTTAACAAACTTAACTACAGAAATCATTGCTATCTTATCTGGCAAGAAAGGTACTTTAAGATCTATTATCTCTGGGCGTACTGCATTCTCTGAACGTTCGGTTATTGTGCCTAATCCTAAATTAAGAATGGATGAGATTACATTACCATACTTTGGTTTATGCATCTTGATGCAACAAAGACTTATTAATATTATTAAGAAATCTTACAATATTACATATGCTCAGGCATATAAAATTTGGTATTATGCATCTCTTAAAGTAGATGAAAGAGTATTGCAAATTATCAATGAACTGATTAATACCAATAGAGTATCTGTATTGATCAATCGTAACCCAACTATTTTCTATCAATCAATCGTATATAAAAGAGTTGTAGGATGTAC